AATTGCTCGGAGAAATAGATGGACCAACAGATGGCAAATTTTTTAGAAATAAAGCAACATTCTTCCATCCTCGTACAAGTGCTAATGCATTAGGTATGATGACTATGTTTAAAAATTCTGACGTTGTTGTTATTCTTAAAGAATTCTCAGGCGATGGTCAATTAAGGGTTATAGGTAATAGCGATATTCCTGCAACAATATTTGGTTCTGAAAATTCTGGTAAAGCATTTTCAGACGAAAAAGGAATTACCTTTGAAGTTGAAGCTGCTAGTTGTAAGCCTGCTTTGATTTACAGCGGTGATATTGTTACGGAAATCTTACCTCCTTTTACTTATATTGAAACCAATCTTGCAGGATCTTTATCAGATCATATTGACTCTTACGAAACTATCACAGGTTGGGATAACATTGCTTATCCTGTAATCTATTTAAAGCGAAAGAAGACGGAACACCCGAACCTTTTATTTGCTTACCACAGTACTGACGATATGAGTGTTAACGAAAGTACAGGCAGACTATTCTCTGTTCAGTATTCTGCTGAGGGAGTGTTAGGACAAGTCTTAGAACTCAATAATAGTGGATTTGGCGGTCAAATGTCTTTCTTGGATTCAGCTCCAGACGGTTCTACAGCTTCTGTTGAAAAAGTAACTGTATAAATAATTAAAGAGAAAGTATATATCAATATACTTTCTCTTTATATTCTTTTTATCTTAAAAATATTCAAATGAAAAATAAACTTATAGGTTGGATTGAATCTGACAGGCAAGACTTAAAAGAAGGTTTAGTTCTTTTAGTTCAATTAGAAGGAAATCATACTACTTTTTTACGCAAGAATGATGATGCAAAAAAGGGAAGTTATGCTCATAATTTGTTAAAAGCTAGAATCGAGAGACAAATACGTCTTCTTTCTCAAACTTCAAAAAAAAAGCAGAAACCTCTTATCAACTCAGATATAGAGCAGAAAGCAAAAGCAGACAAGAAAGCGAAAGCCGAAAAAGAAGCGAAAGCGAAAGAAGAGCTGGAGATGAAAGCGAAAAAAGAGACGGAAATAGACGAAGTGCAAGAAAAACCAGTTTCGAAGAAAAAGAAATAATACCTCACACACTCGATAGTAGAAAAATCCCAAGTTCGAAAGCTCTTACAAATAAATTGTTAGCTTTCTCTTGGGATTTATTAAATTATAATGAAAAATTATATTTTCAAAATAATCAAATTCTTTTTCTTCAGAAAAAAACGAAGCTTATTGAAAACTCAAAACTTAACAACGAAATGAAAAGCTTGCATGCAAATATACGATGAAGCCTTAGGGGAATTCAAAATAAATTATAATGATGTTACTCTACCTGCTGTTACTTCTGCTGATGATTTATTTTATAAGCTAGATGTAGATTTTTTTTTTGATAAAACAGCAATAATTACAGAAACATCTGCTGGTTATCTCGACTCTATGAGTCTCGATAAGGCTGACCTATCCCTAGTTACACAAGATGACAAAATCTATGTTGATGCTAGAGCTATTAATGGGGGAGATATAAAGTTCTATTTAGAAGGCAAAGAATATTCTCTTGACTGCACAACTGGCGACGGTGCTGACGGCAGAGCTAGAGTAGAAATACCTCAAGGTACTTCTACTCTTGATAAGTTCTCTATTGTTTATGCTGCTTTTTCTCAACAAGAAGATAAAATCAAACTTTTTAATTCTGAAGTATTCCCAGTAGGAGCTTTTTTACCTATTGCTTATATTTCTATTCAAGATTATAATTCTGTTGTTGCAAATGGTCCTATTGTGTTCCAGCGTACTACAGAAGCAATTACTTTTGGTGGGCAAGGAGCAATCTCTCGGATGAGAGAAAACACTCGGCTTGTAAAAGGTGGAGGTTATAGGAGCGGAATTGACGCATCGTTAGTAATTACACAAGTCATAGGCGGTCTCGATAATATAGCTATTAGCTTCACAAGCGGTTCTGTTTATCAAATAAACAGGCAATCATTCCCTGCTATGGACATTGCAGCTGATGGTGTATTTTTGTCAGGAATCAGCAATAATGGGACATTAAAGAATTTTGATAAGATTTATAATCTTAATCAAATAAATGAAACCTCGGAAGGTGAAGCCCTTGTCGATGGAGATTGTATAACCTGGGATATATATGGTAATATCAATTATTCTCATAATGATTGTAAACTTTTTGTTATTCCATTTTCTAAGAAGTTTACTAATGAAGCTGATGCTGCAATGTTCGCACGTGGTGGTCGCAATCTAAAGATTCCACATAATCACAGAACTGTAGGTTTTCATATATGTAGATTAGCAATGAAATATAGCATTGCTAACGGCGGCACTTGGACTAATCTACTAATTGACACTGTTGACATTTGGACAGTAGATGTTGCAAATATTATTTCGCCTAACTATCCTAATGATTATCCTAACGGTGCGGATGAAACACATACTATTTCTAAAGCTGGTGCTTTGGAAATGAAAGTTATTTTTGAAACTTTTGATACTGAGGCTGATTATGATTTTGTTAGGTTATATGATATTAACGATAATCTTATTAATACATATCATGGTAATTTAGGCGATAATTGGAAATCAGATTCTGTTCCAGGCGACACCGTAAAGGTTCGTTTTACTTCTGATAGCTCCGTTATTCGAAAAGGATTTAAAATTGCTGCTTATGAGTATAAAACTCAAATTGCATCCGGTAGCGAAATCATAGATATTCGCTAATGTTTGATTTTAAGAAATATGATATTATTGCTTCTGAAATAGCTGAAATTGTTCCTGACCAATATTATCATTTTTTCACTGAAGGTAGATGGAGTTTTCATGAACTATTACTTTATCTTCTTTCCTTTTCCGGTCCGGCAAAAGTTTCAATTACTTCTTTTTCTATTTCTGAAGTAACTCTCAGGACTTTTCTTAGTGCCATAGAGTTAGGTCATATTACTAACTTAGAATTAATTCTTAATACTTCAGTTACCAGGAACAAAACTGCTTTGCTATTTTTTGCAAATAATATTGTTAAAAAAATTGGCCTATCTAGAAATCACATGAAATTAATTCTTATCGAAAATGATAAATTTAAAATTGTTGTGAACCAGTCAGCAAATGCAACTCCAAACAATTCTGAAGAAACTGGTGTCATTTGTACTCATAAAAAAATATATGAAATTTATAATCGAAAGTTTAACCAATTATTAGACAACTCTATAATTTTTGAAAATGATATTATCACAAGATCAATTAAATAATATTGAGAAATATTCTTCTTTGTTTTTTTCATACAAAGAAATAGCAATTCTAATGAAGCTAGATGTTGAAATATTTATTGATTTTGTTACTGATAATAATACTGAAATTTATAAATCTTATCAAAGAGGTAAACTGATCAGTGAAGCTGAATTACGAGAGCAAATTGTTAAGCTTGCTAAAATGGGTAGTCCTGCAGCTCAACAAGAAGCTTTTAAACTTATTGATACTCAGAAAATAAAAGAAATAACAAATGTCTAAAAAAGCAAATATTGAAATAATATTAGAAAGTTTTTCTGATGATTCTATTGTTTTAGATTATCGGCAAACAGAGTACAAAAAAAGGTTGCTTATTATTACAGAAGTTAAATTAAAAAACTTATATATAACTGATTACGACTTGTATAAGAAAATTAAGAAAACTTATGCCTCTATTTCTTTTCCTCAAATATGCAACGATGTATCTGTTGTAGAACGAATGATTGCGACAAGCAAGGACCCAGGAGGCAACCCAAACAAAACATTTATCCGCTACTTCATAACTGAAACTACTAAAAAAGCTATAGCCTTGGCAGAAGCAAAAGGCGACGGTTATACAATGTCTTATGCTGCTAACATTCTTGGTAAACATCATCTTACTGATAAAGAGGATATTGTTAAGCCAGATTGGGACGAAATAATTCCTTTTGCTGCTGAGATTACTTCTGACCCAACTATATTAGGCATTAAGCCTGTTAAGGACTTAGATGGATTAAGAGCAAAACTCGAGGCGAAATATGGTTATAATAAATCTGATGAATCTGAAAAGTTAAAGGATGAAACCAAAAAGTAAAAAATTCTATCTGAATAAGGCTCAAAGGTATGTCAATCGCATATCTCCACGTAATTTAACTGCAATTGCTTCACGTCGTTTTGGTAAGTCTGAGGGCTTAATTATGCCCCGCCTGTTACAATCTGTTCAAGCAATGCCTCGTTCAACTGGTGGCATCGTGGGTTCTACTTATAAGCAAGTTCTTACTAGAACTCTTCCTGCAACATTACACGCTCTTAATCGCTTAGGTTACAAAGAAGGTGTTCATTATTATGTAGGTAGAAAAGCTCCTAAGTCGGCTGGTTTTGCAGACCCACACATTAAACCTCGATCGTGGGATTATTACATACACTGGTACAATGGTTCAGCGAATGCCATTATTTCACAGGATATTCCTTATTCTTCAAATTCTCTTACTTTAGATTATTGGATGGCAGACGAAGGAAAGACTCTTAATCGTGAAAAATTGGTTAATGAAACTATTCCTGCTAATTCTGGCTTACACTATTTCAAAAATTGTCATCTACATACTGGACATACTATTGTTTCAGACATGCCGACTACAAAAAGAGGTATGTGGATGTTATCGGAAAAAGATAAGATGGATGAAGATGTTTTAAAGCATGTTGAGAATATTATATATAAGATATATGAAGCGTTGTCTCTAGGTTCTAATTCTTCTCATTTCAAACGAAAAGTTTGATAATAAAGAATACTGCAGGTGGATTTTATGCAGCTTTAGCTGATACTTTACATTTCTATACTGCTTATGATAATTCTTTTCTTAATCAGTTTAGATCTGATTATGGAGATATTGATTGGAAACGTGCAGCTGAGCAAACTTATGATTGTACCCAAGATACAGACATCAACATTGATAGACCTTTGTGCATAGCTTTTGATACAAATATAAATGTTAACTGGTTAGTTGTAGGGCAACCTAACTATGCCCAGAACTTAATGAAAACTCTTAACTCTTTCTTTGTTAAGAGTCCTAGAATGCTTACTGAAGTATGTAATAATTTTGCTGATTACTATGATCCATTACCTGATAAGAATGTAATATTCTATTATGATCATACATTTCTTCAGGGCAAAAGTGGAACGAACTCAGAAGCATTCTACGAAACAATTGTTAGAGTCCTCAGCTCAAGAGGATTCTATGTTACAGCAAAATATATAGGTCAAGCAATGAAACATCATGAGAAACATAAACTTATTGATGATGGATTGAAAGGTTTTAAAGGTTTATTTCCATCCTTTAATCAGCCTAATAACGAAATTCTTATACAAGGAATGGAGCAAACGATGACTTCTGTTACCTCCAGAGGTTGGGGCAAAAACAAATCAGGTGAAAAGCTGGAAGATACACCACTTGACCCTGTTGAACTACGTACAGACGGCGGAGATGCGTGGGATACATTATATATAGGTTGTAATAACTTTCGTGTTGATGATGTTTATTCTAGCATTCATTTATCTTCTAATTTTGGGAAATAAATTTAATTTGGGCAATAGCCGTGCTATCCACTGTATCTTTTTTTGAAATAAAAAAAGGATGCCGTTCCTATCACTATTGCGTATTCTTTTTCAGTTATGGTATTATGCTATTCGTACCTCATACGCATAATGATTTTTAAGTAGAGACTTTTATGTAAAACAAACTTTACACCTCATCATATAACGCTTTTTTTTGTAAATCAAACTTGACAAACACCACAGGGCGGGGTCTGCTCTTTACAGAGAGTATAAGGGGGCGACCCCTTA